CTCGCTAGGCTTCCAGGACCTCAATACGATCGGTTTAGAGCCCTGGTAAAAGAATACGAGGAGCAAGGAATTGACCCCTACAAAATCAAACTGGTCAGAGTGCCATGGAATAGAGTTTGAGATGGTTAACGAGATCTATACGATATTGACCGAGGCACTGGAATTCTACGCGTCAAGGAATGTATACGAGAGATTAACGCAGTTCCCCGGCGACAACGAGGCGGTGGAATGTAGCGATATCGCAGTTGAGGCACTAGCACGTTCAAGGGCCGCGCTGGTCACTTCTGCCCCTAAACCCTCTACCGTAGGTAGGAGTAACATCATTACCAAAGCCATATTAGAAGAAAGACGCGGGCAGTTGAGGAGAGACCTCATTAGCGACAAAGCACAATACAAAGAACTAATAGAAGAGCTCAAAGAGATTGAGGCCTACTTAGACGAGACTAGAGGGCCTGAATGAGCATTACCAATCCCCTTCCCGCTAGCCCTACGTGTACATTCGACTTCAGAGAACCACTCAACAACAAAGACAAAGCCACTAAGCAATTTGTGAGAGTTTACGAGAGATTACAATACTCCAAGCAAGCTCTAGATAAGCTTAAGAGCGCTGTACTCGAACTGAAGAGAGTTACAGTAGGTTAGGATGCGTCGAAATTCCATTCGCATCGCAAGTGGCCTTTACGGGTCATAGGTCAACGTAAGTGGTTGATAATAGGTGGCAGAGTAAACGAATGTAGTTGAATGACCATGCATTGTGCCTCTGAGGCAGTGTGATGGCATTGTAATTACAGCGGTATGTGGGCAGCATGACAAGCGATTGACGAAAACATATGAGATCCGAAGGGGGGCCCTTAATGACAACAGGGGGTTACCCCCAATCCACCAAATCTGAGAGAGTGTGGCATCCCCCCCCTACAAACTTCCCCATTCCCATTTTCACTTTTACACACACGGTCATTGGTATAAACGCAGGTAGTCAACAGGGTTTAAGGTGAATCCAGGGTGTTCCGAGTATTTAGGTTTGTTCTGTACTCAAATGTCCACGGAGCTCAGGTGTGGGAGTGCCAGGAATAAGGGGTTTATAGTTTCTGCTAGAATCGTTGTTTCTAGTGTTTTTATCAGGTAAGGGAGCAAGGGCCTTTGTGGACGTGCTCGATTTCTTGGAGCAAAGCCCCCTCGGAGTAGAGGTTGTTGGTTATAGCTCGACGATGTAGGTGATGCCAGTGGGGTGCTCTGGTTTTTTGTTAGACCACCGCAGATTGAGTTCGGATTCGACTGGGTCTGTGTCTGACCACTTGCGTTGGACTCTCCCTTGTCGTTCTAGTTCCCTGAGGATGGCGGCCCCGGCCTGAACGAAGAGTTCTTCTTCCGAGATTCTTTTGGGATCGAAGGCATGTGATACGGCGAATTTTTTCATGTAATTCCTTTAAGGCGCGGGGGGAAGGATTCGAACCTCCGACCTCCCTTGAAACATGGGCTCTCTGACCACTGAGCTACCCCCGCGTAGATTACTCGATCAATTCCTTTATTTCTTGAGCAGTAGCCTCGTCGTAGTGATTCGGGTTCTGTGGCACGGGGTCTCTTCCTGCTATGACTTCCCAGACGTGTCCGTTAGGGAGGACGACTCTGGTTAGCCCTTGTTGCCTTTGGATGCTAGGGCTTCCAGCTTTGCTTTCACCCTGCGGTCGCTGTGATTGGGGTTTAGCGGTCGTGCTATGTTTTCTTCGACGTGCCATATCTGTGTTTCCTTTTTGAACCACCCCTTTTGTATTTTGACGCGGGTGAGGGTCTTTAGTTTTTTGAAGCTGAGGATTTTCATTTCTTCCCCTTAAACTTGGTGATCCATTGGTCGTCTATCTGGGCTTGGACTTCCACTGGCTCTTTGGACTCTATACCTACGAGGGTTCTCTTCCAGTCATCTGAGGAGTGGATGTAGACCGTGATCTCTCCGATGATGATCCTGCGGTTGGCTCTGTCCTTCTTCTTAGTGGGGATGGATATGACAAGCATTAGACTTCCACAATGTCTTCTTCAGCGGCATGACCGGTGAGGGTGGTTTTAAGCGGTTTGTTCTTTTTGTAGTTCTTGGCTTCGGCCCAGTCTTCACCGGCTTTTTTGGCGAAGGCTCTCCTTGCGGCTCTGTTCATAGGGACGACAATCTCGTTTCCGTCTTTGTCGGTTTTGTAGGCGTAGCAGGGTCGTGCTTTCTTCATACGATGATCTTCTTTGCGTTGGGGAGAGTGATGGGCATCTGGATCATTCTTCCGTAGATGCGGGTCTTCTCCTTGGCTTTGTCGTAGAGGCTTTTGGCTCTGGGGTTCTCGTCCCATCCTTTGACGAAGATGTAGGCCATGGCGGTTTTGTTTTTGAAGTCGTGGATGGACTCGCCGTGGATATACTTGACTCCATTGATGATGGGGTTGTGATCTTCGTCCGAGTCGAATTGTTTGATGAGTCCTGGGGTTTCGTATTCTGCGAGGAAGACGATGCCGTCGATGAACTTGATGAAGTCGTCTCTGCTTTTGCAGATGACTACTGAGAGGGCTTTATGCATCACTCCGCCTTCTTGGTGATCTTGGGTCTGGATTTTTGTGTGTAGTCGGCTTCAAAGGGATCGATGGTCTTGGGTGCCACGGACTGGACGACTAAGACGATGTCTCTGTGAATTTTGACGGTGCGGATTCTCCCGTCAGTTTTAACTAGAGAGATCGCGTGACTCAGGGCTTCATGCTCTTTAGGGGTCATAGTATTAATTAATGTACACAATATTAAGAAGAAGTGACATAAAATGTGACGAATGAATGAGCCCAAGCAATGGCATAAGAATGAGTTCGGCCAATACGAGGGCTATGACGCAGAGGGGAAACTCCTTGCGACCTCCAAGCCTAAGGGGCGCTTGAAGAAATCCATGGAAGAAGGCAAGCCTGCGCCGTATTCCAAAGCCCGTGATGTTTTGTGCAAGCCGGATAATGGGATTGGGTTCAACTACTCCCGGAAGATGGCTACTAAGATTATTGATCGAGTGGTCGAAGGGGAGACGGTGGTCTCCATTGCTCGTGATTCGGACATGCCCCAGCGGAAGACGATCTATCGTTGGCTCGCGAAACACCCAGAATTTAAAGCAGAGTATGAGGAAGCGACGAAGCTTCGGACCGATGTGTACCATGACCAGGCTTTGCAAGAAGCCCAGGACTGTACGGATCCCAAGGAAGTCCCTATCCACAAGCTTCGGATTGATACCTTGAAGTGGGCCGCCGCCATAGGCGATCCCAACAGATTTAACCCACGTCCCAAAGAAGAGAACATGGGGAACATCTTTATAATCAACACGGGCATCTCCCGGCCTGAGGCTCCCACGATTGATGTCGAGCACCGAGAGGTCACCGATGAAAAAGGTTGAAGTCTCCACAGGGTATACGCCTCGGGAGTGGCAGAACGAGGTTCATGCTGCCATGCGCCGGTTCAACGTGTTGGTTTGCCACCGTCGTTCGGGCAAGACCACGATGTGCATCAATGAGTTGATTGACCAGGGTCTCCGTAACCCCCGTCGACACCCTAAGTATGGGTACTTTGCTCCATTCCGTGACCAGGCAAAGAAGGTGGCATGGGATGGGAACACAGGTTTTAAGGAGTTCACTCGAAACATCCCGGGGGTCTCTTATAATGAGGCCGAGCTACGGGTGGACATTCCCCGCCCTCATATGAATGACACTCTTCGTTTCCAGCTTTTTGGTGCGGAGAACCCGGACGCCACTCGGGGGATGTACTTCGATATGGTGGTTTTGGATGAGTACGCCCAGATGGATCCTACTATTTGGGGGGAGGTGCTCCGGCCTGCCCTGGCTGACCGTGAAGGCGGGGCTATCTTTATTGGTACGCCCAAGGGGAAGAACAAGTTCTACGACCTTTTGAGGTCTGCCCAGCGCGAGATGAAGAAGAAGGACTCCGAGTGGTTTGCCGCTGTGAAGACGGTGGATGACACGGGCGTGATCCCCAAGAAAGAGATGGAGTCCCTTACGGTCGGGATGTCTCCTGAGGAGGTGGCCCAGGAGTTCTATTGTGACTTCTTGGTTGGTAACAAAGGGACTTTTTACGCGCATCAAATCGCAGGCCTTGAGGCTACGGGTCATGTCCGCAAGGTCCGGCATCAAGCGGGTTTCCCTGTTTATACGGGTTGGGATCTAGGTCGTTCGGATGGGATGGCGACTTGGTTTTGGCAGCAAGTCGGAAACGAGCTCCACATTATTGATTACTACGAGGACATGGAGGGTGGCGGCATGCCGGCTGCCCTTACTGCTTTGGTGACCAATGAGCGAGCGGATTACCTTTACCACACCCACTTTGTCCCGCACGATGGTGGCCAGCATGACATTTCCGGGAAGTCACGAGTTCAAGACTTGATAGATTTGCGTAGAGGGCGGGTAGACATTCTCCCTCGGCACGCAGTTTACGATGGGATCAACGAGGTTCGGAAGATCCTTCCCCGTTGTTATTTTGACGAGGACACGACGGAAAACGGATTGGAACGGCTGAAGGCATATAAGAAGAAGTTTGATCGTAAGCGGGAGTTGTATTTGGGTGATCCCCAGCACGACGAGAACTCGCATGGTTCGGACGCATTTAGAACGATGGCAATGGCTCTACGGCAGGAGCTTGGGAGTGAAGAAGATAACGATCAGAACGCTATTTTCGACTACGACCCTTTCACAATGGAGGTGATTTGATGAGCATGGGACCAAAGAAAGCAGATTTCTCGACAACTACTGACAAGGAGTTGGCCGACCTCGCGAAGCAAAAGGGCGGCCCAAAAGGTCCTGGTGGCCAGTTTCTTGGCCATATTGGCCAATCCGCTAGGGACGAGCTGAAGAAACGAAAGAAAGGCCGTCACGACGCGAAGGTCAAGGAGTTGGATAAGCAGCGAGAGTCGACGATTGATTTGTTGAAAGCTCGCCCTGGCCGGGATGATTCAATTAAGGGTTCGGGTTCAAACAACCCGTTCAGATTGTGAGTTTGTGATGGAAGTAAGAGACCTTATTAAACGGAAGAACGCACTAAAATCTGATCGAGCTAACTGGGAGAACTACTGGCAGGACCTTGCTGACTATATCCTTCCTCGTAAAAACCAGGTCACCAACAAAACAGAGAAGGGCTCTAAGCGGAACCTTTCGATCTTTGACTCTACCGCGATTCGGGCGAATGTTCGTTTGGCGGCGGGGCTTCACTCTACTTTGACTAGTCCAGTGACTCGTTTCTTTGACCTGACTACTGGTCGGGCGAATATTGATGACCAGGACAAGGTTCGGTTGTTTCGACAGAATACGGCGGATAACATTTGGAATGTCATCCAGAACTCCAACTTTCAGACAGAGATCCATGAGGTCTACATTGACCTTGGGTGCTTTGGTACGGGTCCCTTGTTTGTTGAAGATGACAAAAAGAAAGTCGTTAACTTCACTGCTTATCCGATCGTTGATCTGATCATCGGAGAAGGCTTGGATGGAATAGTCAACGAAGTCCATAGGGAATTTAAGTGGACGGCTCGTCAGATCATGTCCAAGTGGGGCAAGGACTCAAAGGCTGTTATTCCAGACGAAGTAGAGCGAGCCTTTAAGTCAGATCCCGAAAAGAAGTTTGACCTTGTTCACTCTATTTTTCCAGACGAAGTGAGAGATAACTTTAAATCCAATTACCTTCTGGATAATGGCGATGGCGGAAAGAGTGCTGTTATAAAGACCGGATTCTACCATGAGTTCCCTTGGATGGTTCCTCGTTGGGCCAAGGACTCGTCAGAGATGTACGGTCGTTCGGCAGGCATGGAGACGTTGCCAGATATTCGCACATTGAACGCAGTTGTGAAGACGGATTTGAAGGGTCGGCAAAAAGCGATTGATCCACCTCTCCAGGCTCCCGACGATGGGTTTCTTCGTAGGATCAACCTTACTCCAGGCGCAGTGAACCGGAAGCGAAACGGATCTGACAGTATTGAACCGATCATCACTGGACCACGCGTTGACCTCAGTGACTCCTTGATCGAGAAGCTTCGTTCTGACATCCGGGAAGGGTTCATGAACGATCTCTTCACTTTGATGAACGTTGGTGATCGGGCAACGGCACGAGAGATTGATGAGAGAGTCCAGCAACAACTTCGGACTTTGTCTCCAATCCTTGGACGGATGCATACTGAACTCCTTCGACCACTAGTTGACCGGGTCTTCGGGATCATGAGTCGACGTGGGTTGATTACGGATATTCCAGAAGAGATTGAGAATAATAACCTTGAGGCTGTGTTTTCTTCACCTCTAGCGAGAGCCCAGAAGTCACAAGATGCGAATATCGTTCTTCAGACCTTCCAGATGGTCGCTGGGATTGCCCAGGTTGATCCGAATGTCTTTGACAACTTTGACCTAGATAAGGCTTCACTGTTTGTAGCTAAGTCCAATGGTTATCCGCAGGATCTGCTTCGAGCAGAAGACGAAATCGAAGGAATCCGAAATGGTAGAGCACAGGCTCAAGAACAGCAAATTGAATCTGAGCAGCAAAACCAGCAAGTCGACCAGGTGGCGAAGGTCGCTCCTGCGGTGGCTCAGATGGAACAGGCGAGGAACGCATAGATGCTTTGGGATAGAAAAGTACTGGTCGATTATAAGGTGACCTTCAACTCGGTGACAGGGAAGCGCGTTTTAGCTGACCTGGCTAAGAGTTGTTATTACACCCAACCTATCTTCAGTGAAGATCCGATCGTTATGGCCCATAGAGAGGGCTCTCGTGATGTCTTTTTGAAGATTTTAACAACACTGAAACTCGATCCAAACGAGATTGAGAATATATTACAGGAGGAAGAAGATGACATTGTTGACTAGTGTTGAGACAGAAGTGACGGAGACGTCCACAGAAACATCGGTAGATCCAGCGGCGGCGGCGACACCCACGGAGGCGGCACCGGCCACGAGTGAAACAACCTCGGACTGGAGACAGGCTATCCCTGAAGATCTAAGAAACGATCCATCCCTTGCTGCTTTTAAGGATCCGGGCCAACTAGCGAAGAGCTACGTTCACGCCCAAAAGGCTATCGGGGCTGACAAAATTGTCATTCCTGGGAAGTACGCCACAGAGCAGGACTGGGATCAATTTCATAATAAATTGGGCCGGCCAGAGAGTGCAGATGGATACGAGATCGAAGTCAAAGAAGGCTATGACCAGGACTTCCTAAAGGGCTTTAAAGAGACGGCTCACAAGTCTGGTCTTCGTCCAGAGCAGGTCAAAGGCTTGCTTGAGTGGTACGACGGCTTCAATGGCGACCTCTCAGAGAGCATGAAGGGCGAGGCAGAGGTCAATCGCCAAAACCAGATCGTTGAACTTAAAAACGAATGGGGAAAAGCATTTGATACCAAGCTTCAGCAAGCTCGGGTTCTAAAAGAGCAGTATCTCCCTCAGGACATTCAGGACCACTTGGACAAGATGGGCTACTCAGAGGATCCGGTCATTGCAAAGGCGTTCGCCCTTTTGGCCGACAAGATGCTGACTGAGGATGAGCGAGTTCACCAACCTGAAGGTAAACAAGTCATGTCTCCGGCAGACGCCAAAGCGGAGATCAACGAGTTGATGAAGAACGCGGCATACCACGATGTGACGCACGAGAAACACGGCCCTATTAAGAAGAAGATGGCGCTTTTGTATTCTCAGGCTTACCCGGATTAAAACCCTTGCTTTCTCCGGGGGTCGCTTTACCATGTGTCGCGAGAGGACAATCATTGGTATGTGACCCTCGGAGGAACTCCGGGACAATCCACTTGCG